ATTGGGGCTATTGTATTCGTCAAAGTCCTCGATCTCTCTAGGGTCATAGACAGGCTTAGGCACTGGGCTATACATCATAAGGCTAGCAATGTAGTTATGTGCTGCGTTATAGAGTTTTTGTGGATCTTTAGCAGCCTTCACAATGCCTGAAAAATTCTCAACACCATCGACGAAGTTTCGATCCCCAAACAGGGGGATAATAGGTATATGCCCACCTGGCACGGTTGATTCCTTTAGAATCTTAACGCCATTAGAGATGTATTTCTTGCACACCCTGCCTTTCATCTTCTTAATGTTGATAGGCTCGCCATAGCCTTTTTCCATGGCTACGTCTTTAGGATGAGCTTCAACATATGCGTTACCATTCTCATCCATCACTTCATACTGATAGATAATTTCTATCTCATCTGAAATCTCATAGAACTCAAGCAGGTTCATCTCTTTATTGCCTGCCGAATACAATGGAGCATTCATTCTACGGCCATAATATGTCTCATAGATTGATCGATATGGCGAGTCAAACGATATAAAGCCAGCCTCATCTTCAGATATGCCTTCATCCTCTAGGAACTTCTTATAGGCTGACTCACTGTATGATGTAATAACACTGCAATGCTTGGCATCTGATTTGTCATATAGCTTGGAGTTTAAATCAAAGAACACACAGCGGATGGCTTCAACTATTGGCGAGAATGTAACCTCAAGCTCTGTGTTGAGAGCATCCTCTGGATCAGTGTCCTCTGTGTGAAGCCTGAAAGCACCGAAGCCACAATCCATGGCATCATCTTGTGCTAGCTTGAATACCTGCTTAGCCTTAGATAATCGCGTATCTGTTCGCCACTTGAACTTCATTCTGTCTAAACTCTGATTGAACGTGCTTACGTTCGCGGCTAATGATATCGAATTGGCCCATAAACTCAGTAGTACACGCCTCGTTCATTGTGTCATCTAACTGTGACCAACGGGCAAAAGATAAATCAGGTATGCGCTCATCCCTTACATCTTTTTGTGCTGACCAATCCTGATCGTATGCGTCTAGTATCTCTGCGTGTTTATCATCTGTAATCATCTAGCCAATACCCTGCGTGGTGGTGGTCTGCTAATCTTTTTAATTGCGACAGGCTCACAAAAGGTTAAAGCCGCAGCATCTCCGTAATCTGGAGAAAAGCCGTATTCCTTCTTAATCTTTTCCTTCGGCCACATCACTTTTCTGTCGTTGGAATCTCTGTCGTATGGACTAGCGCATAAGTCAGCCTGTATCTCATCGCTATCAGGTATATCAACTGGCAGTGTCTCATCTGTAAGCCAATCGCTCATTACTTGCCATATCTCATTGCGCTTATTCTTATATTTTACATTATCTAAGGCAGTAGCGCCAAAGTGTACAGATTTCACTCTATCTTTATAGCCTAGCTCATGCAACCTATCAACAATGTCAGCACCTGAGCCAAAGTCCACAAACATCATATCAGGAGCTTTCCCTGCTATTGGGCATACTGTGTCTAATAAAGCTTTGCAGATAGAGACATTCTTACCGAGGGCATCACACTCAACGCCAATGTATGACTTGTGATCATATAGCTTTCTGCCTTGCCTCTTGATGACAGCAAACCTATCGCCTCCCCTTGATGGATCAACACCAACTAATAAAGGGCCATTGCCTGAGTAATTACCTGCCCTTGCTTTTAGGCAGTGATCAGCATTAATGAGAGTATTGCCACCACCTGTCACTTGGAAGGCTTCAGCAGCATTCATTGGGTACTCTTGCATGAATGAGGTCTCACCATCAGCACCATCTGTTGACAGCTCAAATATCTTATTCCTGCGCCATGCTATCTGCTCATCATTTAGCTCATAGGTCTCTTTAAGCTCACGCTCTTGCTCTGTCAGCTCTAATCCTTCAGCATCTCTCTTGTACTCATCCTGCCAATACCATGGAACAAAGACAGGCATAAACTCACTCAGCCCCTTCTCAGCAGCTTTCCACTGTTGATGAAAGTAGTTACCAACTCCATTAGCTGTTGACTCAAGTATAACCTCTGAGCCTTGCCCTGATGGTATAGCTTGCATGATTCCTTTCGTATGCTCTGCTGCGTTTTGCCAGAAGCCAACCTCTGAGCCGTGAAAGTATTGGATAGTTTGGCCGCGTCCTACTGCCTTGTTTCCTGCTGTGCCTATCTTGTAGCCGCTATCAAGCTTATCGAAGTGAAGCTCTTTAGCATTAGCAGCACCAGCGTTTGGCTTAACGAATTCAGGCAAGGATTCATAATAACGCTCAGTCATCTCGAATAGAGCATTTGTAGACTCAGCATCATGAGTAAGAATGAAAGCTCGCACGCCTTTATTGTGTGTTACTTTCCAAAGATATCTGCCCTCAGCATAGGTAGACATACCTTGTTGACGACCTTTTAAGATAATAGCTCTGACTTTCCCTGTCTTTGCTAGCTGATCCTGGAGCTTTGCATGGATATACTTCTGCGCCTCATTAAGCTTCAAAGGCTGTAAGCCATGCTCTTTAGTTCTAATCATCAAGCAATTGCGAGCATAAAACTCAAAGTCCTCCATTAACCTGAGTCTTTTAGCATCAACACTCATTGTAAGTTATCAAGCCAGTCTTCATGGATGTTCTTACTGAGTTCAACCTTTTGCTTGTTAGCATCAAAGCCGCCTGTGAAATCTGATAGAGACTTGAGAGCTGTCACACGAGCCGATGAGCTTGTATCTTCTCCCATCCCTTGTGCTTCTACCATTAAGTTTTTAACGACCCACTGTGTATCACAGAGAGCCTGCTCAGCCGCCTTTTGCTTAAACTCTTCAACATATTTGGCGATATGAGGTTTTTTTAGGTTTTCTGCACCTGTTGCATAAGCATTATCTGGCTTATATCCTGCTGTCTTTGCTGCCTGAGTAGCATTAAAGCCATTACTGCAATAAGCCTCTACAAATGCTGATTGTTTACTGGTTAATTTATCTAACATCACTTCCCCCTCTTTTTAAATATTCTAATTGACATTTGAAAATAAGTAAATTAAGGGGCATAAGTATTATTTATCAATAACGCTAATGTGATAGTTAATATTAATCACTCCTTCACCTCCTTACCATTGATACGCATAACAAAGCCCTTGCTGCGTATTGGCTTGCTTCTATCTATTTCCTCCCATCGCTCTTTAAACTTCTTGATGTCATCTGTTCTGTGGTGAGAGCCTTTACCGTTCCATTGCTTATCCTTACTCATTTGCCCATCTCCCTGTTATCCTCAGATATAGACATCATGTGGACTGATGGCTGGTCTACTTCCCACATTGCCCCACTTAAAGGATCAACAGCTAAAAAGCCAACCCATCCACCGAAAATAAAATTCCCCAAGTACCAAGCATCAAAGCTTGTATCTATAACCTGTGTCGATTGTCTATAACCTTCTTTGCTGTAATCAACATTAAATTTATTGGCCTGAAAATAACCAGCACCAGCCTTGAGTGATACGATGTCAGGCGTTACACCTCTTGCTTGTTCTCGCCCCTTCTTGTCAGTAACAAGATACTCAGCACCTCTTGGATATGAATCAATACGCACATCATAAGTTGAGTCACTTACTATTGTTGAGCAGCCACTTGTGCAAGTAATCGCTATCAACACAATGCCCATCATTATACAGCTTTTTAAGTTTACCATGGTTATTTTCCTCTTATTTTTAATCTTGTTCAGGGTCATATTCATAGACCTCTGAGTCCTTGTAACTCTTTTGTACTAGCAGTATCAAAGCGTATCTTCGAGCCTCTTCCCGATAGTTATTAACTTCTGCCGAGCATAGATTGTAAAACAATCCTGCATCACTTCCTGAGCCTTTAAACCAAACTTCAAACATCTGATTCTCATAGTTAAAGACTAGGATAAATATGGCTTTATAAGCAGCCTCTTTAGCATCAACAACTAACACAGCCAAATCTAAAAACTCATGAGTCTCAAGCAAGTCCTCTAGTGTCGATTCTGTGTGCTCTTCTGTCGCTTCTTTTTGTTGCGACGCTTTCTGCTTGAACTGTGCCAGATCGATAATATCAGCCATATCATGATTAATCCTTATCGTGTATGTTGTGGCCTGTTAT